TTTCTTATTTAGTTATTATTATTAGTTTTAATATATGATTTTTATTATATGCAGGTGATGACGAAACACCTTGTTGTTTTTGATAACAACGTAAACCGAAAGTAGTGATATTTATGATCTGAAACGTCCATTGGTAATGGAAGATCATATAGGTAGAATAAAGTCCGAGGCCTTCGTAGGCTATCGAAAATAAAAGTCTAGTTATGCTAACTATGCAACGCTTCTTAGCAAAATAGAGGAGGTTGTAAATTGTTTCCGCGTGAGTTGATGTGTAACAGAAGGTAGAACCTATAGTTACGCGTATTGCGTTAGGATCAATCAAAAGCAATTTTTATTCGTGGGAAAGTTCAGTGTACTGAATGATTACCGAACCAAAGATGACTTACTCAAATAAACAAAACAAACAAAAAACAAACAAAAATGGAGCTTGTGGTGATAGAGATATGATTAAATATTTTTATTATTATGTGGCTACGAATGAAATGCGTCTAGTGTCTAAAAAGGCTTTTATAAAGGGTGAATATCCAATCATTGGAGATGACACTCAGAAAATTAAATTGGTCGGTTTGACCGATGGATCAAATAAGAAACGGTTGAGATATTTATTGTACAGTACTGGAAATTTTAAATATGAGGGTATGGTACAAGATTGTTTCGATGCTGGTTCTTTTTTCGTTGATTGTATTAAAATTATGGCGCGTTTAAAAAGAATGGGAGAAGAAACCCAAAAATTCTTTGATGTTAAGATACTTTTGCAGGTCGTTAGTATATTCTTGCGACTTAAAAATATGTGTGCAACAGGAATTAATATGGCGGATATGATAGCTGTAATTATTGATGTGTATACAACAACGTCTGGGTGTTTGGATAAATTTAGACCTCAAATGTTGGAAGAATTGTGTTTATCAACGGTTTCTATGTTTTTACCGAAGACGCTTTTTGAAATAATTAAGCGTATGAATGTTTTTTCTTCAGCAAAATTGTGTGATGATATAACTGGTATCCATCAGATTATATCTCTTGTTATACAAGCAGTGTGTTTTATTTTGGATCTGCTTCCCAAGTCTGGGTTTATAGATTCAATAAGGGAATACCTGACGAGTTTGGGTGAATTTTCAACGCACGCCCAATTGTATCAAATGAATAAATTTATCGGAGAAGATAAATTGGGTGAGAAAATTACGAAAATAGCATTTCGTGTTAAAATTAAAACGTTTCATAACAATTTAAAGCACGAAGTGTTTAGACAATGGAGTCGTAGGTCAGCTGCAGTTATGGCGGTTTATTTGGACTTTTTGAAGCTTGTCAAACGCATAGAGGCATTTGAACAATGTAGTCGGCAGGAACCTATTGGAATAATTTTCCAAGGGCCTCCGGGTTGTGGAAAGTCTAGAGCTATGAATGCAGTAGTACAAGCGTGTCCTTGGTCTAAATACGTTCATATTATTAAGGACGTAAATGATGGCAAGGATTTTTATGATATGTACGAGAATGAAACTATATTTTATATGGACGATGTTGGTCAACAAGGTATATCTCAGTGGAGATCATTTATTAATATGATATCAGAAGTGAAATATCCTCTAGATTGTGCAAGGGCTGAAAATAAGGACACCAAGTTTTTTAATAGTGAGATTATATTGGCTACAACCAATGAATTTATGAATCTCAGTGGTTTAGTCAGGACTGATGGAATAAGGGAATTGCCAGCGTTATGGCGGCGTTGTGTTGTTTTAGATTTTGCTAAAGTGAAGTTTAATGGAGCGTATGTTGGTTGTGCTCAGTGGAAATCGTATAATTTGGCCGGTGGAAGGTTTGAAGATGGATTTCCAATACATTTTAGAGACGAAAAAGAATTTGAGGGGTTAATTCCTCATTTTGTTTTTTCAGATACTAAGACTGATTTAGAGTTTTATAGTTGGGTTTGTAGAATTATTAAAGCTTTTCGCGATGTGAACGCGCGTAGAATGGTATCGAATAATTTGAGTGAGTCGCAATTAGATTTTATCAGAGAGCATAGCGGTTTTTTGGCAGAAGGAATGTTTGATTGGACATTCAATAGTGCATTATTGAAACCCGCTTCACCCAGTGAACTGTGGAATGACTCTGTCGAAGATGATGAGGATATTGATCCAGAAGTCTTAGAGGCAAAGTTGAAAAAATTGCGTGATGAATTGCGGTCAGAAAGTCAAGAGCCTGACAAAACTTTATGTTCTTTTGTTGGAGATGCAGTAACATGGCTGGTTTCTAAAATTACTGGCATGTTGGATAAAATATTAGAGAGCGAAGAATTGCTGTCTATTGCTATTTATATATGTTTAATAGCCGTCGTATTTGTAATGCGAATAGTTATTGAAAGCTTGTTTAAGGGTGGAAGTAAAAGTGGAGGAAAATACAGCATAGAATCAAATATGGCTGGACAATTTTCCTTGGATGATTTGGGTACTTACCACCGTAGTTTAGTACATAATTTACGCGAGGTTACTGTTTTGAATGGAGATGATAATAAAATTCATGTCATTGGATTACTGAGTGGTCATTGTGTTTTATTACCTAGTCATGCAGTGATTACACCCGAAAATGTACGTTTAACAGTTTATCGAGATAAAATAAAAAATCATATAATTTACGATAAATTGAGGGTTGATGCAGTTTATATGAATAGAGCGGAAGATGTTTGCATCGTTAAATTACCAAAAAATATTCCGACGGTTTTTAGAAAATTGGCTGCTTTTGGCGTTGAGCCAACTGGAAAATTATCTTTAATAACACCATTTGGTAGTTATAATAGTTGTCAAGTTTCCAATATTTCCTCACATAAACCAATTGTTTATGAAATTCCTTTGTTAAACAATTATAGGGTTATTGTTAAGGGTGAAAATTTTTCTTATAATATACATGGTGATGGCTTGTGTGGAGCTGTAATAAGTAATAATTATGGTATTCTGGGTATGCATGTAGCTGGAAATGATAAGCTGGGAATGGGCTTGGCAATAAAATGGAGTGTTGATACTAGGAAATATATTAACGATATTTTCCAATCGGATGCAGAGGTGTTGCCATTTACAATGAGTGGTAAGGAAATTGAGAATATGTCAGTTTTGAAGATTGATGAGTCTTTGAATGTATCCGTTGGTAGTAAGTCTAATTTGGCTACGACTCCACTGTATGGTTTGTATCCAGTTACAAGATTTCCGGCAAATTTAACTAAATTCGGTAAATGTACTGTGAAAGATGTAGCAAAGAAGTCGTTTCAACATACAGTGAATGTTTCTAATACTGATATAGAATTCGGTAAGAGAGTTGTACGAAGATTTCTCGAACATAGTGTTTATAGAACTCTAAATGAAGAAGAAATCGTTGGTGGTACAACAATGTTGGCCGGATTAAATAAGGATTCTAGTAACGGATTTGGCTGTAAAAGAGAAAAATCCGTGTATATAGACTTTGAATTAAAGAAATTCACGAATGTATTGCGTGAAGAGTTAAATGTTTTTGAGGAAGATTTTAAGATTGGGAAAATTGATTGGAAAAAATTAGTTTGGTGTGAAGCATTGAAAGACGAGTTGCGAAATGAAGAAAAAGAGGGAGTACCTCGAAGTTTTCGAGTTGGCACAATTCATCATCAAGTTTTAATGAAAAAATATTTTGGTTGGTTGGTTGAACATTTGATGGAAAACAGACGATATAATAATATTTGTGTTGGTATAAATCCCGTGAGTGAGTGGCCCATCATGTATGATGAATTGCGATCCTGTGAGGGAGTTTTTGCTGGTGATATTGCTAAATGGGATGGTTCTATGAACAATTTAGTTCAAGATGCCATAAAAGAAGTTATACTCGAATATATTCCTCCGGAAGATGTAGAAATGGTTGAGTTGTTGTTAGATAACGCCATTAGATCAATAGTAGCGGTGCAAGATGATTTATATTTAACAACTCATTCAATGCCTTCGGGGCATTATTTAACCGCAATTTTAAATTCCCTAGTAAATAGATTTTATACGGCGATGTGGTACAATAGGGAAATTGGTGATAACAATGTGAATCGGTTTTTACATTCCATAGTAGATTTTGTTTATGGAGATGATAAATTAGTCGGAATTAGGAATAATGTGGATCGGTTAAATGCAATCACTATGAAAGAATTTTTTGATTCTATGGGAATGGGATTTACTGATAGTCTTAAGGGCGAAATACGTGATCCCTTTCAGTCATTGGACGATGTAACATTTTTGAAAAGATTTTTTAGATATCATGATGAACTGGGTCGCGTAGTGTGTCCTTTGGAACTTAGAACATTGCAAAGTGGAATAAGTTTTTATGATGCTACTAAGGATTTAGGTGTCGTTTTGAAAGCTAAAGTTGAGAATTATCAACGTGAAGCCTATTTATGGCCGGATCGTGATATTTTATTGAATGATATTGCTATTAAGTTGAAGGATCGCGGGTATGGCGATTATGTCTTATCTAGATCTTACTTAAAGCAGTTATATGAGAACCCTGAGGAGTTTTTGAAGGATTTAACTTGGGGATCTTCTAAATATATATAAATACTTCAATTTTTTAATAATAATGTATATACATGTTTTTAAAATTCATATTTTTATAATCATTTTTTATTATGAAGCAATGGATATGTTATTAAATATTAAAATAAATGACGGGTACTCAAAGCGTTAATGGAGCTTTGAGATTCGATATAAATAATTCATTACAGACAATTTAAATAAAAACAATAATAATAAATCAAATATGGTTAATGATATAGCTAACGTGGGAGTTGTTAAAACTGTTGATGAGACTGCTGAGAATTTTTTCTCATCAGTTAGAACCAGGTCAGCTATTGAACCAGACTTTAGATATAATAAGAAACCGGCTTTGGATTGTGTCCCACCTCAATTGGAAATGGATTATTCAGTTATTTTGAATAAACCATATTTTATAAAGAATATACCTTGGGTAAACACTGCGGTAGCTGGAACAGCTTTAACCACAATTAATATACCTAATGATATATTGACTAACCCCTTGGTAAAAATACCGTTTGATGCCTCTTTGTTATATAGAGCAAAAATTTCTGTAGTTTTGCAAGTTGCGGGAACACCTATGCATAGCGGTTTGTTGGTTGCTGCTGCTACTCCTGCTGGAACAGATAATTTTGCACAGGTTTTAAGTCCTGCTGATTTGTTTAATTTGAACAAGTTCATGGCAGCTCCACATGTGTTTTTAAGCGCTAATGAAGCAACTCCAGTGGTGTTGGAAGTGCCGTTTTATGTAAATACAAAATTGGCTGCTGTCGCTACAGATGGTACGTCTGTTGTTCCGTCGCAATATGCTGGTAATTATGCCGAAGTAACATTGATGGTCGTTAACCCTATGGGAGTTCCGACTTCTGGCACTAATGCGTTGACAATTACTGCGCATTTTATGTTTAGAGAGTTGGAGTTCTATGGGCCTCACGTAAATCCTACTTGGGTTCCGCAAGGTTTTGTAGAATCTGCGAAGGGTTTCGTAACGAATGTTTTTGATAGAGTCACTAGTGGTACAAAAACTACAATTAGTGATGCTTATGATTTGATTACTGGTACAAGGGCACAAATGTTCGATTTTGTTGATTCTGCTCGTGCATATTTACGTTCTTTAACTGGATTACATAATCCCGCAGATGGGACTATTACCACGAAGATGGCGGTCCAGGAGCGTCAAAACACAAATGTTGTTGATGCTCCTTTGCAAATTGAGAAAATGGATCCGTATTCCCAGTTCAGTCATTATACGCGTGATTACACGTTTGATACTGCTATTGATGAAATGTTGGTTTCGGAAATTGCAT